AATCCAGCTACGGGTAAAGTTTCGTCGGCAGTTAATATTGTCGGTACTAAAGAAGGATCTGGTGTAGAGGGTTCATGGGATAAATGGTCGCGTACTCTTTCGTCACAGATGTTGTCGAAACAAAGTCCAGAATTAGCCAAGCAGCAATTGGATGTAACGTTTGAGCGTCGGAAAAGAGAGTATGATGAGATTAGTTCACTTACGAATTCAACCGTTCGTAAGGAACTTCTCAATCGTTTTGCCGATGCGACCGATTCAGCGGCCGTACATTTGAAGGCGGCTAATCTACCAAGACAGGCAACTAAAGTTTTGTTGCCGATTACTTCGGTGAAAGATAACGAAGTTTATGCACCGGGCATGCGTCATGGTGAACGAGTAGTTCTGATTCGTTTTCCGCATGGTGGAAAGTTTGAGATTCCGGAATTGACGGTAAACAACAATAATCGAGAAGCACGCAAGATTATCGGTACCAATGCTGTTGATGCTATTGGTATTAATCATCGTACGGCACAACACCTGTCGGGTGCGGATTTCGATGGTGATACGGTACTTGTGATTCCAAATAGACGTCGAACGGTAAAGAGTGAATCTGCACTCGAGGAATTGAAGTCTTTCGATCCGATGACGTACAAGATTCCGGATAATTCTCCGATCGCGCGTATTAGTTCACGGCGAATGCAAACGGAGATGGGTAAGGTCAGTAACCTAATCACCGACATGACGATCAAGGGCGCACCTAATGAGGACATTGCTAAAGCAGTGCGGCATTCAATGGTGGTCATTGATTCGGAAAAGCATGGGCTTGACTATCGGCAATCAGAAATCGACAACAGTATTCGTTCTTTGAAGGAGAAGTATCAGGGTAGTAAAACTGCGGGCGCACAAACAATTGTTAGTAGAAAGAAAAGTACGAAGTGGATTCCGGAAAGAATGGAACGTCCACAATCAAGAGGCGGTCCAGTTGATCCGGTTACCGGTAAGCGAGTTTATGTAGAGACAGGAAGAATACGACCAGAACGTAAGCCTGTGACGGATCCAGTTACGGGGAAGAAGACATACCAACCTACGGGACGTATGGTTCCACATCAGCAAGAGATCCCGAAGTTGGCTTTGACTGACGATCCGTATACACTGGTCTCGAGAAATCCCGCACCGATGGAATTGCTATACGCAGAACATTCAGCCAGACTCAAGGCAATGGCCAACGATGCGCGTAAACAGGCGCTACAAACGAAGGGTATAAAAAGATCCCCCTCCGCTGCGAAAGTGTATGCTCCCGAAGTGGAGTCGCTTACTCAGAAGTTGAATACCGCCAAGAAGAATGCTCCTCGTGAAAGACAGGCCCAGCTCGTAGCAAACCTCCAGGTCTCACAAAGACGGCAGGCTAATCCGCACCTCGAGAAGGAAGAAATTACAAAGATCAAGAATCAAGCATTGAATGTAGCTCGTAATAGAACAGGAGCTAAGAAAGACAAAATCCATGTTACTGAGCGTGAGTGGGAAGCTATTCAAGCTAATGCGATTAGCGATACCAAGTTGAAAGAGATCATTACTAATAGTGATCTTGATACGGTCAGGTTCCTTGCATTACCTAAGCATACGCCTAAGATGACCTCCTCTAAGAGAGTTCGTGCTCAGTCTATGTTGCAGAATGGCTACACTCAACAAGATGTAGCGGATGCGTTGGGTGTATCCTTGACCACACTCAAGGTTAGTCTTAGCGAGTAGGTGATCATGACTGATAATACGGAACCTACTGAGCACATGTTAACAACGGTTGACAATCCATTCAATCCTTTCACTGAATTTGATCAATGGTTAACATATGACATTCAGATGGGTTATAATACCGCCTCTTTCTTAGATAGAATTGCAAAGGTTTCACCGGACACGTCCGAGCCGGATCAAGCATTAGCGATTGAGGATGCGATTGACGAGATTGTTAATGAGAATGTGTCAGGAATGTGGAAGAAAGTTTCGAGAAGTTCTTTTGATACTATTCCCGAATGATCTGGCATATACCCATCACGCCTCGCCAAGGCATGGATGGTAAGTAAATAATAGATTAATTAATAAATTGTTTTTATACCGTTCGGTCATGCAGGGCATAAAATGTCTATAAGAAAGTATAAATTATTTTTGGAAAAGGAAATAAAAATTTCTAATTTGGAAAAATTTTTCCAAAAAATTTTGGGGGACTCAACGATAGGGGGAGGGGGTTAAAAAAATTTATACCCCCCTCTGCATCGCCCGGCTCCTCAAAAATTCCCCGGGGGAAAATTTCCCTGAAAGTTTTTGTTTTAACGGGGTTTAAAGTAGCTCGAAAGAAGTCCGAACTCAGTTGAAAACGAAAGGAGGTGTCGTGCCAGCGAGGAAAAGACGATTGGAAGTTGTTCCAACTCGTCGTAAACCTGCGACAACTCCTGAGGGTCGTGAGCGTGAGATGGTTTCTGCCGCAATTGACCTTGCTGAACAGCAGATCCAGAACGGAACGGCGTCCTCACAAGTTATAACCCACTTCTTGAAGCTCGGTTCGAGTCGTGAACAGCTTGAACAGCAGAGACTCGAGCACGAGAACGAATTGACACGGGTGAAGATTGAGGCTCTCGAGTCTCAGAAGCGGGTGGAGGAGCTGTACATGGAGGCGCTGACAGCAATGCGTTCATATGCGGGAGATCTATCGGCTCCTGAGTCAGATGGCGAGAATTAGAACTTATTCCGAGCTGCGGCAATTAGAAACATTTGAAGAACGTTATCATTATTTGGAATTGAAGGGAGTTCTCGGTCAAGCTACATTTGGCTTCGATCGTTGGATTAATCAACGTTTTTACCGCTCGCCGGAATGGAAGTATGTTCGAAATCGAGTTATAATTCGTGACAACGGTTGTGATTTGGGTATTCTTGGTTTTGAAATTTTCTCCGGTTTGATAATCCATCATATGAATCCGTTGACAGTGAACGATTTGAAAATTGGCGATGAGCGAATTATCAATCCAAATTTTCTCATAACCACTTCGCTACAAACTCATAACGCCATTCACTATGGTGATCAAAACTTACTTCCTAGAGGTCCAATTGTTAGAGAGGCGGGTGATACAACCCTCTGGTGAAAGGAATATATGGCTAATCCAGTTGAGATTGCCAAGAATCGCCCAGCAGAAACGGCAATGCCAATCGCGACCGTACTGGCAGCGTTGCTGGCAAGACTTAGCGGTATCGAAGATACGGATACGATTCTTTACTTGGCTTTAGCTCTGTCTTTTGTACCTGCAGCAGTAACCTGGACTGTCGAGCTAGTAAAGCGAAAGCCGGATGAGAAATGAAATCTTTAATCTTCTCGCACTTGATCATCCCGATTGGACAATTCCCTGGGCGGGATTAGGCGCTTTACTGCTAGGTTCCGGCAGTTTACTTACAGGAATTGCCGCCATAATCACGGCGAGGAACAGGGGGCGCGATGAGCAAACAACTCGTTCTGCTGTTCTCGAGTCTGACGATGATGGGAGGAGCAGGATTTCTGACAGCGACAGCGATGAGTCAGGATAGCGGACCGACTCGAACTGTGACGATTGATATTGCTACCGGACCACAAGGACCCGCTGGCGAGACAGGTCCGAAAGGCGATCAGGGACCAGCGGGAGAAACGGGTCCGAAAGGCGATCAGGGACCAGCGGGAGAAACGGGTCCAAAAGGCGAGCAAGGGCTTCCAGGCCCGCAAGGACCTCCGGGAGAAAGTGGTGGCGGTCCTTGTAGCGGAGCTCCGCCGGGTTACGAGCCGGGAATCTTGCAAATTAATCATCCGGGTGGGCATGTAAAGATTTTCACATGTCTGGAGCCGAAATGAGAGGATGGTTAAATGGCGGAATGGTATTCTAAAGACTATCCGGGCGGACCAATGGTTGCAGTTAAGGGATTTCCAAGACCGGTGTATTCGCCCGATGCTGCTCCTGCTTATAAACCATCGGTAGACGGCTCGGATATCGAAGCGTATAAGCGTACGGTCAGTCGTGGCGGACGTTGGAAATGGCAGGCGTTTGATCAGGCGTTTAGCAACGCTTTTTCACACGGAAAAGGTCCAAATGTCGTCGATACCGGTGTTGCCGGAGTGCAACGACAGCAAGGGATTCAAGCAACGGGCTATATTGGTCAGGAAACGTTTAACTTGTTGCGTTCGATTATCATTCCCGAAGGTCTTCCCAATGCCGGTCAATATGCGATGGACGCTCGATCGGTTGAGTTGATCAATGCTGCGTATGATCGTTTCAAAGGCAAAGAACCGGACGATAAGCCATCTACATCGGCACAAGCGCGTTTGAACAAAGCTAAGACTCAGTTGGGTAAAAAAGAATCACCGATGCGGTCGAATATGCAAGAGTATGGCGAGTGGTATGGAATGAATGGTGTGCCTTGGTGTGCGATTTTTGCCACTTGGAGTGATCAATTAGGAGCCAAACCGAGTAAGAGTTTTGTTCGAAGTAGTAGATATTCCTATGTTCCTTCTATTCTCAACGATGCGCGCATGGGTCGTCATGGTCTATCGTTGACTAGCTCGCCGAAACCAGGAGATCTGGTTTGTTATGATTGGGGATCAGATGGAGAATACGATCATATTGGAATAGTGCTTAGTACGCCGAACAGTTCTGGGGTTTTCGAGGCGATTGAAGGAAATACCTCGACTTCTAATGATTCGAACGGTGGTCAGGTTATGCAACGTACGAGAAATCGTTTTAATCAACGAACGGTATTTGTCCGAGTAGAGGAATGAAAGGAAGACATGACTGAGACTCAGCCCGAGCCGATGACAGTTCCCGATCCTGATGTTTCAGATGTTCCTGGAGTGCCTGAGGCACCGGATACGTCTCCGCCGGAAGAGAATGGTGAGGATGAAGGCGAGTCCGACACTGGTTCGCGTTATGACGGAGGAGAGATTCCGCGTTAATTAAAACAAAAAGCAGGTGAAGAGATGGAACAAAGTATTCTCACTAGTACAAAAAAAATTCTAGGGATTGCTGAAGATTATACCGTATTTGACCTCGATATCATCACTCATATCAATACCGCGTTCTCCACTCTCACCCAGTTGGGGGTTGGACCAGTAAATGGGTTTATGATCGAAGATGAAACGGCCGTTTGGTCGGATTTTATTACTGATTATCCAGCGGGGAGTTATGATACTCCAACCGGCAATGATCTTCAGTACAATTCGGTTAGAACATACGTTTTTCTCAAGGTACGACAGCTTTTCGACCCTCCAACGACGTCGTATTTAATTACAGCTGTTAATGATCAAATCAAAGAGCTAGAGTGGCGTTTGAATGTGCATCGCGAAGAAACTCGATGGGTTGATCCTGATCCTTATTCCGAAGATTCGAATGCAATCGAGGATGCCGCATATTTCTCCAACATGCGTTCGTGGAGACGCTGGGTGGATAATGGTACTCGAGAAACCCGTCGAGGACTGAAAGGTTAAATAGGAGGAGACTATGGCGGTCATCGACGTAGGACCACCTAAAGTCGACTTGCTTCGTATTCGTGCCGGTGATCGGAATTTAATTACGGTAACGCTTACTCAGAATGGTCAACCGTTTGATCTATCTGGGCTGACTGTCGAAGCACAGGCACGACTTACACCTAATGATTCAACAATTGCGGTTGAGGCCGTTATCAATATTCTTAATGCTGAAGAAGGACAATTCGAGATGCGTTGGCCTGGCGATGATGTACGAACTTTATTGGATAATCAAAAAGGTTGGTTCGGTGTTTGGGATCTTCAGGTTGGTAACGGTTTTGATCCACAAACCTTGATGGCTGGAATCTTTACGATTGAACCGGATGTAACGAGATGAGTACAAATATGGAAGTAAATACGAGTACACAAAACGTTGAGGTTAGCCAATCGCCTATTGAAATAACGGTTGACGTTCCGGCAGCTCCGGATATTGTAGTTGGAATGCCGGGACCAACCGGTCCTCCAGGTCCGCCGGGTTCAGAGGGTCCTCCAGGTCCGCCGGGAACTAGTGGAATTCCATTAGGGGGAGAGGCTCAACAAAGTTTGGCAAAAGCAAGCGCGAATGATTATGATGTTTTTTGGATGGATGTTGAGAATATTAGCTATAGAGGTAATTGGATAGACACATCATATAAAAATGGCGATATTGTTGTATACAATAATATTGTTTATATATGTGTTCGTCCTACTAATAATCCACCAATAGCATGGCCGGTGATGCCATAAATGAGTATTGAATATGATGATATAGTTAAGAATGATGGTGCACGCCATTTCTGGACTCTTGAACATGGAAACCTTCAAGATCAAATTGCTAATGGTTTGTATATGGTACAGATTGGAAGCGGTATGATTCCTGTGGATTCACCGTTTGGTCCGGGTACAGGAATCAAATTTGTAGAAACAGGTATAACAACACAGTATCCCTCTCTGGTTGTACCAGAATTTGATTGGTCATTCGATTGTTGGGTCAGAATGCCAAATCCTGGTACCGATACGGGTTGGGATACAATACTATGTTTTGGTACTCATGGGTGGCAGATTCGATCAGCTAGTGTTTTTAATGGAAAAATCTCAGTTGCAGTCTCTGCAATAGAAGCAGTCGGCGAGACGATAGATAATGTTCTTGGAGATATGTTGTGGCATCATCTTATGGTTACAAAAAATACAAATGTTGAATTTAAACTCTATATCGACGGAGTACTCGATTCGACATTTGCTTATACGGGTAATGCCGTAATCAATGAATATGTGGGTACGCATGTTGCGAATGCTGATTTGCCATCGCTTGAATTGGCGCGAATAGCATTATATCCCACTGTATTACAAGATAGTGACGCTATTGCTCATGCTACCGCTCAAACAATTGATCTTGTACCCGATCCGATGACAACGGACTGGGTTCCGATTTGGAATTTAAAGCAATCATGATTTATCAAACCAATTGAGAGTGGTGAGTAGATAATGGGAGTAGAAGGGCTAGACAAAGCCGTTTCCGATGCAGTGGATGAAACAGAAACGACCGAACGCGAAGACCCCGTGGCTAAGCATGAACGTCAGAACAATGAGCGAGAAGAAGCAAGAAAAGCTCGTTCTGAACGACTGGGACACGAGTTGTTCGAGGAAGTCGAAGTAGAAGTAAAGGAAGAGAAGCCGGTTGCCAAGAAAACGGTGAATAAGAAATCATCGGAATCGGAGGATTAAGGAAGGGGTATTATGCCCGACCTCGTTATTGTAGCGATTCCGTCCGAAGACGACTATATTTACAAGATCTCGAGTGAAGAAATTCCACATTTGACATTGTTATTTCTAGGCGAATCGAAACAAGTTAAGAATTTTAGTGCGATTGCCGATTTTGTCAAACACGCAAGTAAACTAAGTCTTACTCGTTTTGGCCTAGAAGTGGAACGTCGTGGAGAATTGGGCGAAGAGCAAGCAGATGTACTCTTCTTCGCCAAGCGCTGGAACGATTACGAAATGATACGAGATTTTCGATCGTATTTGCTTAAAAACAACGATATTCGTACTGCCTATGATTCGATCGAGCAATTTCCCGAGTGGGTTCCACACATCACGTTGGGCTATGCGGATGCCCCGGCCAAGGAAGATAAGCGCGATTATCCCGGAATCAATTATGTGTCGTTTGATAAAGTTGCGCTTTGGTTTGCCGATTTCGAGGGTATAGAATTCCCTTTGAAAGCTTACGAAGGGGATGAGACGGTAGAGATGAGCAATCTTATGGAAAAGGTTCTTACTCATCACGGCGTCAAGGGGATGAAGTGGGGTGTTCGACGCAAAGCAACCGTTGGTCCGCAAGAAGTAATCGTCAGCGATCGTAGAAAGAAGCTTAAAACATCTGGTGGAGCAGGACATCCGGCACATTCCGATGCCGTCAGTGCGCGTACGTTGGGACAAAGAGGAAAGAAGAGTGGTCTCAAATCTTTGTCTAATAAAGAACTGACTGACTACGCAAAGCGATTGCAGTTGGAACAAAACGTCAAGCGACTTAATTACAACGATATGAACCCAGGTAAGAAATTTGTCGCCGGTCTTCTCGGTCAAACGGGAAAGAATACGGTTCAAAATGCTGCTAATGATGTTGCCGGTCAGCAAGTCAAGAAACGATTGGCAAAGATCGCAATTCTAGCTGCATGAACGAGACGGTGATCGTGTTTATTGTTGTGATAATTCTTCTATTTGTCTTAGCGTGGGCTATGAGGCGCGATAGTTAGGAAGGAGGGTTGGCATGAGCCTGTCTAATACGGCGATACCGATTTATTACGGTCGGTTTCGCGAGGCAGTTCTCCGAAGTGAGATTCCGGTTAATCGAGAGATCTCAATGGAGATGAATCGTATTGATTCGCTCATCGCTAACCCCAACATCTATTATGACGATCAAGCAGTCGAGGGATTTATTCGTTATTGCGAAGGTGAGCTGACTTTAACCGACGGTTCCGATCTTCATCTGCTGGAATCGTTTAAACTATGGGCCGAGCAAATCTTCGGTTGGTATTATTTCGTTGAACGAAGCGTCTATGTGCCGACGAAAGAAAATCACGGCGGGCACTACGAGAAACGATTGATCAAGAAACGGTTAACGCTCAAACAATACTTGATTGTCGCTCGCGGGGCAGCCAAGTCGATGTATGCGTTTTTAATCCATAGCTATTTTCTCAATGTCGATACTTCGACGACGCATCAGATCAACACGGCGCCGACGATGAAGCAGGCCGAAGAAGTTTTGTCACCATTCCGTACTTCGATCACGCGCTCGCGCGGACCGTTGTTCAAGTTCTTAACTGAGGGCTCGTTGCAGAATACAACCGGTTCGAGAGCTCTTCGAGTCAAATTGGCTTCGACGAAGAAAGGGATCGAGAATTTTCTTACCGGCTCGATACTCGAGATTCGCCCAATGGCAATCAACAAGCTGCAAGGTTTACGTCCGAAGATTTCTACGGTCGACGAGTGGTTGTCCGGCGATCTGCGAGAGGATGTTGTTGGAGCAATCGAGCAGGGCGCATCGAAATTAGAAGACTATTTAATTGTTGCCATTAGCTCGGAAGGAACTGTTCGTGCAGGTTCTGGTGACACAATCAAAATGGAGTTAGCGGACATCCTTAAGGGTGAGTACTTAGCACCGCACGTTTCGATCTGGCATTACAAGCTAGACGAAATCGAGGAAGTTGCTGATCCGGGAATGTGGGTGAAGGCAAATCCAAATTTAGGAGCAACGGTTTCCTATGAAACCTATCAACTCGATGTCGAACGAGCTGAAAAAGCTCCAGCATCCCGAAACGATATTCTTGCGAAGCGTTTTGGGATTCCCATGGAGGGTTATACCTATTTCTTCACGTACGAAGAGACCCTACCTCATCGTCAGCGAGAATTCTGGCAGATGCCTTGTTCTCTCGGAGCCGATCTTTCTCAGGGCGACGATTTCTGCGCATTCACCTTTATATTTCCATTGGGAAGAGAGAAATACGGTATAAAAACGCGTAGTTATATCACCGAGCTCACGTTGTTCAAACTTCCAGCGGCAATGCGACAGAAGTATGAGGAGTTCGTCAACGAAGGAAGCCTTTATGTAATGCCGGGAAATATTCTCGATATGATGGAGGTTTACGATGATCTCGATCGGTTTATTCAGACGTCTGAATACGATGTTCGGGCGCTGGGCTACGATCCATACAATGCGCGCGAATTCGTAGCTCGTTGGGAAGGAGAAAACGGACCGTTTGGAATCGAGAAGGTAATTCAAGGAGCTAAAACAGAATCGGTTCCTCTCGGTGAGATCAAGATTATGGCCGGAGAACGTTTGCTGATCTTCGATCAATCGTTGATGTCGTTTGCGATGGGTAATGCGATTACGTTGGAGGATACGAATGGTAATCGCAAGCTCTTAAAGCGACGACAAGAAGAGAAAATCGACAATGTTTCAGCTCTTTTAGACGCCTGGGTCGCATATAAGCTTAACAAGGAGGCGTTTGAGTAATGAATAAAACCTTTGGCGTAAGTGAAATTGCGTTAGTTGCAATTGCGGTTATTCTTATTGTTGCGTTATTTAATGGGTGGGGCTAGATAATCCGAGCAAAATTGGGAAAGGAGGTGAGAAGTGCCGCGATTTGGGAATACGTTAAGACACGCTTGGAATGTGTTCTCGAATCAAGAATACCGATTCAAAGCGCAGCCGGTTGGGTATGGAACAGGTCGTCCAGATCGTGTA